TTGGATAGCCCAGCAGATTATTGGCGTCGACCTGCGCTTGGAACGGGAAGACGCCGGCCCCAGGTGCTGCAGCCAAGCTGAGCGCGAGCTTCTGCGTCGGATTCATCAACCACGCTAGATTGCGGATATTGCCCGCGGTTCCGGTCAGGATCGCGTCGAGCAGTCCTTTAAGATCGGCGACAATAGCGGCAAAGCCCCCGCCAGTCGCTGGTGTCAGCGGCGTCACGCCGTTGAAGATGCCGGCCGGCCGGATGGTCGTTGCGGCATTGTTGTCAAGAAGGATTTGATCGATGGTGATTGCTGTATCTTCCTGCATTGCATTGCGCAGGATGCCCTCGATCGCCGGAATGCTGTGCTCGCTCATCTCGCGACTGAACGTGGTTATCACACCCAACTTCTTCATCGTCAGTATCTTTGACGTGAACAAGCCCTGCGCCACTCGGATCGGCTGACCTTCGCCGACGAACGAGCCGGCAATCATCGGAGTTTGACTTCGCGTCGGAACGGATATCTGCGCTGCATTGCCGAACGACAGGGACATTCCCATGGCCGATAGCCGCGGGAATACCGACTTCGGATAGAGCAATTCCATGAATGAGGCATAGGTGAGCTGCGCGAGCTCCTGGGCCCATCCGGTTTGCGTGGTGAGTGCCGGCGCCGTCGCGGCCTTCTCGACATAATCGCAGAACAACCGCGTATTCTCATCATGGCGCCATGGCGTAAGCGCCAAGGCGGCGTCGGTTGAGATGCGACGGGCATGGGCGAACATCTTCACCACGCCCTGGCGCACCATGTAATCGAAATACGGCACCTTTTTCGTCGACGCACTGAACGGCCGCGGGCTGGCGCTCGTCAGGCTGGCATTTGGGATCGTCAGGCTGCTGCCCGGACGCACCGGGACGAGACTGGTGCCTGGCCGGCTGTCACTGTTCGCGGCGGCCGCCTGGCCGAGGCTCTTTTCAGTATCCTCCCACATGTGCATGACCTTGCGCGCATGCTCGATGCGCTGGTTGATGTCCTGGGTTTTCTCCATTTGGCTGTCGCTCACATTATCGTTGTTGAGCGATGCCAGATGCTCATTCAATTCATCACACAGTGCCAGATGATGGGCCTGTGCATCCTGTACTCGCTGGGCGACTTGCGTGGTCGGCATGGCCGGACCCTTTCGTTCCTTGGATTGATTGGAGGCGGGCCCGCCGGTGAAACCGCGGCGCCTCGTTGCCTTGCCGCGTCTGCCATGCCCGGCAAAAACAAGGTCGAGGGTTGCGGGAGATATGTTGAGTGATTTGACGATAGCGACGGCGTTTGGATTGGCCGGTACGCTGACCAGCGAGCATTCGAGCAAAGTCTGCTTTTCAAAATACTCGCCGATGTATTCGCCCTTTTCCGATTTGCGCGGGCGAGAGGCCTGCGGCCGGAAACCGACCGACACCGCGCGCAGAATGCCGTGCTCGACCAACTTGCGTATTTCATCAATGCGTGGCGATGTCCCTTCTTTTTCGAGCTCGAGCCGGCCACGCAATGAGCGATCAACCACTTCCAAATCGTGCCATTCACCGATCGGCGGATCGGAACTCTTGTGCCCGAACAACGCCACCGGATTCTTTTTGAAGTCGTCGAGGTCCCAACCATCCGCGCTGATCACATCACCGTAACGGTCGATCGTCTCATCCGACATGACGAACGTCTTGCCCTGCGGTGGTGCGATATGAGTGCGATGAATTACGCCATCAGCATTGGCGCTGCGATCCTCCCATGCCATCTCGCATAGTGTCTCGGCGGTATCGTCATCAACACCAGCATCGGTGACCTCTCCGGTGCAGCGATCCATGAAGCTATCCTCGTCCTCGTCATCGTCGGGATAAGGCAGATCGAATTGCTTATGGCGTCGCGGCTGGCGCTGTGGCGCGGTCATGGCACGCTGTCCTTTAGTTTGGCCGTGGCAAAATGCAGCTTTTGGCCAATTCGCTCAGCAGAGCATCACGCCGTTGAGCAGAGGCGGAAATCTCGCGGAATACGCCATAGAACACCAGCATGAACAGCAAATTGAGCGCGACAAGCGCAAGCGACACTGGTTCGCGTTTCAATCCTTCAATAATGCTGCCCGCGACCTTCGCACCTTCTTCGATGGCACCAGGGTTCATGGACCGGCCAATTCAACGGCAATGGCAAACTTGCAATCCTCCACCTGCAGAATAGGATGATTGCGCGTGCCTGATCTGAGTTTGATGAATCCAATTGCGCGCACCAGATGCCTGGGGAAGATGATGCCGGTATCGGCATTGGCGACCACGGTAACCATCTCACCGTTGTTGTAGTATAAATCGTTATATAAATTGCCGTCGCTCGAAACCTGAAACGTCAGGTTGGCCGGGGTGAACTCTTGCGGCACGGTAATGCGAACAATCTCGCCGCCAGAACAATCGACACCATCGGACAATGATTCATTAACCGGGATAGTGGGGCCATCGATAATCTGCAACGCCATGATTTTCTCCTATGCGATCATTGCCGTGACATCACATGCGCCCAGCCCCGAGAGATCGCCGGCCCGCGCGCCCATCAACATGGCCAGCGCCACCGCGCCATCGATGCGGAACCGCGATGCCTCCTTGTCGAGCTTCTTGTTTTCGGCAGGATCGACCACGGCGATGGCGTTACTCATATTCCAATTTAATACTGGATTATTCGGATGGACGAGCGTGCGGTCATAAATCGCCGTCTCAAGCGCCTTGACGGCAGGCCCCATATCCTTGAAGCCCTGGCCCCACGGAATAAGCCGCAAACCGATTTCCTGTTTCGAACCGTCGCGATCTTCGTAGGCGGCAAGGCCGACGCGGTCGAGCTCACGCAGCAGCGTATTCATGCCCCAGCGATCGTAGACGAGGCCAATCACCCGGTAACGATCGCAGAGCTCGGCAATCTTCAATGCGATGCTTTCAGGCTGGATCGTGCGCCCCGGACACGTCAGCAGAAAACCCTGATTATGCCAAACCTCATAACGTCCGGCACCGGCGCCAAAGTCGCGCTTCGAATGTTCGACCAGCAATTCATCCGGCTTCCAGAAAAACGGCCAAATGCGCGCCGGACTGTCCACCGATCCCATTACCAGCGCCGTCAGGTCCTGCGTGCTCGATAGATCGAGCGCGAGATATACGTCCTCGCCCTCCTCAAACAGATACTGACCGGCGCACGCCATCCATTCGGCATGAGTCATGAACGGCGCGTGCGGCGAAACGCGCTGATTGAGAAAGAGATTGCGCACATGCGGCTCGTCCGACGGCAGGCGCTTGGCCCGTTCCACCGCGGCAGCAAGGTCTTCAAGATCACGGAACTTACCCAGCGCCGGATTGGCCTTCGCCCATTGCTTCCTGTCGTCGAGCTCGCATTCCTCGTCCGCAGCATGCAGATGACAGACAATCGATGGATCGACACCGGACAGGCCATCATCGATCAGGCGCGATAGTATGTGCTCTGGGTCATTCGATTGTGTGCTGATGGTGATGAACAGCGGCTCGCTGCGGGCGCCGAATGATGTGTCCAGCACATCATACAAGTCGCGGTTCTTGCTCTGGGCGAGCTCGTCATAGATCACGACGCTAGGAAGATACCCATGCTTCGTGCCGGCCTCGGCAGATACCGCGCGATAGATCGAGCCTGTAGCCCGCGCCAGCATGGTCTTGGTCGAGGAAATGATTTCGATCTCTTCCATCAATTGCGGCTCGCGCTCGACCAGTTGCTTGCAGAACTTGAAAACGATCGATGCTTGATCGCGATCATTGGCGGCGCTGTATATCTCGCCATTAGGCTCGGCCTCGGGGCCAACCAAGTGCGCCAGCACGATGGCGGCTATCAGCGCGGTCTTGCCATTTTTTCTGGCGATCGAAAGTATCGCGCGGCGCACGACGCGGCGGCCGGCCTTGTGAGGCTCGTAAATGGCACGGATAAAGGCCTTCTGCCACTTCATCAACTCGAAGGGCGTGCCCTCGCCGAAACCGCTCGGTATCGTCAGCGACTCGATGAACGTAATGACATCATCGGCGCGGCCCTTGCGGCGCAGAATGGTTTTCTTCGGGATCGGCTGCTTCTTCCGCGGCCGGCCGGACTTGCGCGGCTCATCCGTGCCGAGCGACATTACTTTTTGCGCCCGCCGAGCAACCCATCAAACTTGCGCGGCCCCTGCGGCGGGTTGGCGCCGGCCGCAATGCGCGAACGCGTGGCCGGGCTGAGGCCGAATTCGGCGGCGAATGCCACCATGTCGCGCGCGGCCTGCGCAGCAATGCGCGCGTAGGGACCCATTTTGCCATCAACCACCAGACCATCGGCCTTGGTCCGACGGGCAATCTCATCGACCTTTTCCGTCGCCGTTTTCCATACTTTGTAAGCGCAGCAATAGGCACCAAACACGGCCCAGTCAGCGACCGTCATCATGCGCAGGCAAAAAAGCTCCGGCCCCAAGCGATACCACTCATCCCAGGCGTAACCAGTTACATGCGACGGCGGCTCGGGCAGCTCAGCTTCGATTCGCGGCTGCACTTCCGGCTTGATTTTCTGATGGCCCGGATTGCCTAGCAGCAATTTCAAGTGCGCGGGCTTCGGTGGCGGTCCTGACATTGTTGGTTCCTTGTTGTTCTTGATCTGCGACATTCCGTTCATTGTGCGCACTGGCAATTTAGGAAAGACTTTCCTATATGCGGGGAAATGCCAAGACAGAAAGGAATATCATGGCGCTGCAACTTGGAGCTCTTCGCGATGCGCTGCTGTCAGCGGGCGTGCCGGAGGATAAAGCCAACAGTGCCGCGGAAGAGGTTGCCGGCTATGAGAACCGGCTGACCCGCCTCACAACGCTGGTTCAGGTCTCCATCGGCATTCTGGTCATGATCCTAGCCAGCCAAGCAGGTCTATGGAGCGAATACGGCAAGCTGTCAGTGCAAATGAGTCGCGTTGCGCAACAGGTCGATCAGATCAAGGCCGCGGTTGTGAAATGACCCCCGCCGAGCTTAACCGCCTGCTGGACCGCCTCGGTATCTCTCAAGTCGATGCGGCCCGCATCATCGGCATCACTGACCGCACCATGCGCAATTATGTCAGCGGCGACACCAACATCCCCGAACCGACCGCCAAGCTCCTGCGCCTCGTCCAAACGCAGAAACTTAACCTGCAACAAGTAGAGAAAGCTTAAAATGAACCCGAAAGTCATTCCGTTGATGATCGCCGCGTTGGCGCTATCTGCCAGCGCAAAGGCCGAAGATCGCTTGCGCGACTCGTGGGGCCACGATGTCCACTGGCACGGTCGCACTATGCCGGCCGCAATGCGCACCCACTGGTGCCTTGCCAATACCGACAGCAGCGACGGCTCAAGAACATACGATAAGCCCATAGGTGGCCGCTGCCCCGCCGAGGACAGCGACGACGATAATTCAGTGCTGATAAGCGCCACTCGATTGGACTGGGCCAATCATACCTGCGCGGTCAAATACATGGGCGTATTTCGCCATACAAATTGGCTCGGTCTGCAATGTCGTGGACGGGGAAAGTTAAGCAAAGAGACGTGGAAGGATGAACTTAGAATCAACCTTGCCGAGGGTGGCAAGCTCGTGATGATCCCGCGAAACTAAGCGCTCCCACTGTAGGCCTCGTCGACGTAGTCCTGGACCGCTTTCAGCATTTCGTCCGCCTCGGGCCGCAGCTCGGTCTCTTCCCGAACAATCGGGCCATAGTGATTGCAAAGATTGCGCAGCGTCAGTGCACATGTCTCAACGGCGAACGCCGGGCATTCCTTGCACAATTTCTGAAACTCATAACCGTCGCCGCTGCCGTAGCATTCCCACTCGTCGTCCGTGCAGCTGACGCCGTCATCAAACGCAGTCAGATAACACGTCAGCTTGTTCGCCGGATTTGAATACTCGGCCATCAAGCCGCTGAACTCAGGATCGCTCGCGCCACAGGCGTTATAGCTCGTCTGAAACAAACCCGCTTCCGCCGTGTCGCTCGACACATTATCGGCTGAAAGGTCCCGGCCCTCGCAATGCCGCCCGGAGCTCTCGCGCATGCCCTGCCCCAGCATCAGAGCGTAAAGATGGCGCAGCGTATCGGCTCCCGCGCTCTCGTTCGACATACCCAGATCGTCAAAGTAATCGCGATAAACGTTGAGCGCGTCCTTGTCGCTGCTCTGACGCCGCTTGGCCATCTCGACCGCAGCGGGATGATCCTGATTAAGTTTGCGATATGTCTGCGCAAACGCGAGTGCCATGCCTTGCATGTAGCCCACAGGGGCGACACCGCGATCCAACCAGGAATAACGCGCGATCCAGCTCGCATTCGCGATTTTGCAGATCGCGTCGATGTCGTGCTGCGTCAACGCGTACGGTGGCGGCGGCAGCGGCGACTTTCCATCGTACAGCGCAGCCCACGTCTGTTCGCCGCAGATGCCATCAGCAGCGAGCCCGCGCGATGCCTGATAGCTGATCGTCGCGTTCTCGGTCTGCGCACCGAAATCGCCATCAGATTCAAGCCCGGGGCGCAATTCAGTGTCGTTGAGCAGCATCTGCAGATCGGCAACGTCGTTGCCTTTGTCGCCTTTGCCAAGCACGGGACGATCCCTGACCGGTACTTCTAGCGGATCAGTGGGCCGCTCTGGCCGGTCGCCATCCTCGCCATCATCATCAAGCGATTTCTCGGCCAGCGTCTCGGCGATGGCCAAGCAGATCACGCCAAATTGCCGGCGATATGCGTCGGCATCAGCCTCACTATCGACAAAGCACGTCTCAATCAGGATCGCCGGCTTCTCTGTCTCATTCAAGAAATACAGGTCCGTGCGCTTCTTGGCGCCACGATCCTTAAATCCTCCGGCGTTCGCGATCGCTTCGGACATCTCCGCAGCCAGCTCGCTCTCCGAGCAATAAAGAACCTCGGTTCCCATCGGCTTTGAGGTCGTCTCATGAGCGTTGAAATGCACCGAAATATCAAGGTCGCGCTCATGCGCGTTGTGAAAATCAACGATTGCCTCAAGGTTCTCATTCTGCGACGCGCTCGTGTCATCGTGAAATGTCTGGACGCTCACGCCGCCGCCGCGCAGCAACCGCGCGACCTCATCGACCACCCGGCGCGCTTCGGTGACTTCCACAAGTCCCCACGATTCGGGCCCGGAAGCCCCAGGCACTCTACGGGCGTGCCCTGACGAAATGACGACGCTTTTCACAGCGGCGTCCGCTCAACCGCGACTCAACACAAGCTCACTGCCGCGCTCCCGACGACGAAACCACAGCAACCCAAGACATCCAATCGCCGTCAGCAGCCCAGGTAAGCCAGAACCAATGGTTGGGCCCGGAACCTGAGCAACGGACAGGTTGCCCCCGTAGCCGCCCACACCCGGATTGATGCCGGAGATGTCGAGCTCATACTGGCCAACCCTCGTGAGAAGCGCCGAGCCGGAAAATCCTTGGCAATCGGGCGTAGCTATGCATGGCACCGCCGATACGGGTCCAATCACGGTGCCACCGCCTGGTCCATCAAAAATGACCGCGCCAGTAAAATTGGCGAGGAAATCCGCGGGAGCCGCAAACGTGTTGGTAACACTCGCGATGGTCAAAAATTCCGGGCCGCCAGCCAACTCAAACAAGAATTGGTCATCGAATGGACCAGCCGCGGGCGAGTGGCTGAACGAGCCTTGCGCCGACGTCGGGTTAGTCCCGAGATCCGCGATGATCGAGGCACTGGCACTCGACACAAGAGCAGTGAGCAAAGCCGCAGCCAACACAGTCTTGCGCATGGGATTGTTTTCCTTTCGATTTCTAGGTTGCATTCATTCGAGCGCACACGCGCCGAAAGCGTAAGCGACTTCAATGGCCTACAATTTGAAACAAACGGTTTGCAGAAATGGCCCAACATTAGCCCGCTAACGTGGTGG